ATCGCGCAGCCAGCGATACCGCTCGGCATCCTTGCGCAGCGCTTCATTCTCGGTCTTGAGCTGGTCGCGCTCGGCAAGTGCAGCTTCGTGCCCATACGCGCCTTCGCGTAGCCATCTGCATGACTGTGCACGCGGAGCATTCCAGGACCCACCCACGAGCAATACAGTTCATGAGTGCGAAAGCTTAGGTAGACACCATGGTTGACACGAGACAAATCAACTGGGAAAGGCATCGTTTTCATGATTGCCTCGAACTGCTCGCGCATATTCTCTGCAGTGTCCTGGATGAACTGATTCCAGCCCGCCACTGGCACTTCGAGTCGGGGCCCGGCGACGTCGACGGTGGCAGTCAGCACAGGTTTCTCGGTCTTTTCGCTCATTTGGAATCCTCGCCTATGGTTGTTTCCTGAATCACGTCGCAAGCCTTGTCCGGCGCGGCTTTCAGGCAATTATCGGAATCTGCGTTTCTAGCCTCCTTCACACCGTGGATAACGTCGAAACCCTGGGTGTCTAGAAAGGCGTGCCACTGCTCCAGGGCTGCACGCTTGCGCTCCTCGGCGGTGGTCTGGATGTAGGCTTGAACGTTGTGGCCCATCGCGTGATTGATCAGCAGCTCGCCAATCAGGAAGTCGATGCCCTGCTCTGCCCAGCAGGTCCTGGCCAGCTTGCGCAGGTCGTGGCTCGTCCACCGGCCCTGGCCCAGGCGCGTGAACACGTCGGCGGCCTGCTTCTCGCTGATGCACTGGCCGGCCTTCGCTGGGAACAGGTACTGCCCGGTGTAGCCGCGCTCCCGCTGCTCATTTCGGTACCAGGCCAGCAGCCCGCACACTTGGTCGGTCAGCGGCAGCGAATGCTCGGCGCGGGTCTTCGTGTTGGCGGCCGGGATGTGCCAGTTGCGCACTGCCAGGCTGACATGCGCCCACTGCGCCATCCGGGTCTCTCCCACGCGGTTGCCATGGCACAGCATCAGCAGCGCCAGCATTGCGTCCGCCGGCTCCTCGGCGATCACCTGGGCCAACTGCTCGAGCAGCTCACCAATCTGCACCCCACGCAGCCTTGCCGCCCGCGCCCTGACTCCTGGCCTTTGTAAAGTCGCTGAAGCGGATGCCGGCCAGCGGGTTGCTCGGGATCATGCCCAGGCCATGGGCCTTTCGGAACGCATCGACCAGCAGGCCGAACACCAGGCGCACATACTCGAGCGACAGCGTTTCCTGCATCGGCCAGATGAGCCGGGTGTCCAGCGTGCTGCGGCTGACCTCTGCGATCGACAACGCGCCCACCCGCGGCAACAGGTGGCAGGCAATGGCTGATTTGGCCGTGGCCCGGCGCTTCGTCGACAGGCTACGGTTGCGCTCCAGGCGATCGGCGAACCAATTCAGCAGGTCGCCCACCGTCTCCCACCCGGACACAGCAGCCTTGCCGTCTTCCAGCAGGCGCTGGCGAATGTCTGGCAGCGCGGTCACAACGGCCTTCACTCCCTGCTCCGGGTAGGCGCCGATCTTCCGCCACTGCCGGCGGACCAGCAGGTACCAGGAACCGCGCGGCCGAGACTCGGTGAACCGAAAGCGCAGGCCTGGGTGACGTGGGTCGCGCAGCAGCACCGCGGCGGGATCTTCTGCCCGGCGCCGAAGCTCGGCGTCCGAGAACGAAACAACGAGTGTCTGGCTCATGCTGCCACCATTGTCTTCGGGAGCCGCACGTAGGCCCGGATCTGCTCCATGGCGTCGAAGTGCCCACGGCACACAATCGCCAGGTAGCCCTGTTCATTGAGCATCCGAATGCGGGCGTGCTGGCTGGCCGAGACCTCGGCATCGTTCGGCGGGGTAGCCTTGAATTCGATGTACAGCCCGAAGTACCCGCCGCGCGCCATCGGCAGAACCAGGTCCGGTATGCCGGCCTTCACGCCTTGTCCTTTCAGGCGCGCAGCCGTGGCCTTGTGCCGGTGGCCACCGTTTGGAACGTGATAGATCAGCTCGTAAAAACCACTGGCAGCGTGAGTTCCAGCTCCTGCATCAGGGCAGCCTGCTCCAGACCCCTACCCGGTCCACCGGCTTGGACCCGGGCCACTATGGGCCTGAATCGGGTTTGATGGAGAACGCCTTCATGCACCACCTCCGATACTCTCGCCGGTGGACAGATCGATCACCTCGAAGGTACTCGGCCACATCGATCCGCCGAAACGTACAGCAGCCACCGAATCATCAAACAGTGCAACCGCCCGATCTGGCTCGCTGCCGAGGTCCAGCTTGTAGGAGCAGCAGTGCACCGCGTAGCGGTAATCTGTCGGGTTCGTTGGTGCCAGGCGCTGGTTATCCATGTCGAGGGTCCCCCATACTGCTCGGACCGGACGCTAGGCCTTGGGCCTGATTGACCAGCATCGCTCGGCGTTCGGCAAGGTCGTTTGCCGCAGCGATCTGCATTTCGAGTTTCTTTTCTGCGCTTGCCTGGCGCATCTCCTGCATTGATTCCTTCACCTTTGCCAGTTTCTCCCGGAGATTCGGCGCGGGTCGGGTGACCGCCCCAGTCAGCAGGCCGGCGATGGCACGGCCATCTTCAGTGACCGGCGCAATATTCATGTCTGCCAAGTACTTCTGGCCGTGCTCCTGCGGGATTCGTTGCATCTGCACGGCTCGGGTGATGGCTTGAACCCGGCGGGTGGCGTCGAACCCGACAGACACGTGCCAGCTCACCGGCTTGGCATCTGCACGGGCTTGGGTAACGAAGCGCTCGTAGGCGCTGATGAACGCCATCCGGGCGCCGACCTTGTCGCCGGCGTCGAGCACAGGCTTGGCAGCAGCCAGGGCCAGTTGGATCTCATCGGTCAGCACCACGGTTTCGAATTCGTCGTTCGTGGTCATGGCGATCGCCCATGCCTCGTCCTTGCCCGGCCGGCCATCGGACGCCTGAACACGCTGCAGGATGTCAATCATGGCCAGCTTACCCTTCACCTCGAATCGGCAGGCCTTCAGCGCGGCTTTGACAACGAGCACCGGGTAGGCGCAAAGGTCTTCGGCCATCATCGCCGCAGTACCCGGGCTCATTTCCTGCCCCATGGCCTCGGCGGTCGCGCAGATGGCGGCTGCCAGCCCGGCGACCTGCTGGTCGTTCATTTCAAAGGTATTCATTGCGGTCACCTGCTTTGCGCTTGGCCAGGACCAGTTGGGCGGCCTGTTCTGCCGCGGACAGGTTCGCCTCAGTACGCTCCATCTGGCGGGCGGTTGTTCCGTTGATGCGCTGACCGGTCACCCACTGGGTGTGGTAGCTCTCGGCGTTGGCCAGCAGCTCGTTGAGGCTGTGGCACTTGCGCAGCACGGCGGCGTCACTGGTTTTCAGGAAGTGCGCGGCGACGTGGTGAGCGACATCGACACCGAGGCGGTCAACCAGTTGGCCAAGTTGCCCGCCGGCCTTGGCGTTCCAGACTGGCCAGGTGCCGTAGCGCTTGCGGTAAGCCATGGCGTAGTTGGCCCAGGCCTTGAAGGTTTTGCAGGACTGGTCTTTTGGTCCGGGCATGTCGGCCGGGATCTCGACCCGTGGCGCCTCGGCGTGATCAACCACCAGCACCAAGCTCGGAGAGCAGGTCGGCTTGCCCGAGCCGTCCTGCAAATCCTGATTACTGGTTACCTGATTGGTACCCTGATTATTGGTATCCTGATTTGTCGGAGATTTTTCCGACCCATCCTCGGATTTTTCTCCGACCTTGTTCGGAGATTTTTCCGAGGTGGATCGGATTTTTTTCCGACCATCGACCGCATCAGGGGTCGGATATTTTTCCGACCCATCCACTTTTCTATTCCACTCTGCCGCCTTCTCAGTCAGACGAAATAGCGTGATGTTTGATGTGCTGGAAAGTTCGATAAGCCCGGCATCATCCAACGCCTTGAGCATTCGGTATGCGGTGTCTGGCTTGTCCGTGAGCAGCGGCAGCTCTTCGACAATCTTGGCCTTGCTGAGCGCGAAGAATATCCCGTTATCGGTCTTCACTGGCTTTGCCCAGCTCGGACAGCCGTAGACAAAGGCGAACAGCAGGGCCTGCTGAGAATTCAGCCCCCACTCCAGCGCCTTCACCTGGTTAACGGTCACTGTGAACTGCATGTTAGAGGTTCTCGCCTTGGAGGAGCTCTGCCAAACGAGCTAGGCCCTTTGGTGTCACCAGCGGCTGAAACGCCGCTCGCTCCACACCCGTATCCGGGTTGGGCTTCAGCTCGGTGACTTTGTGAATGAGATACCCGCTGGCGATGCGGGGTTGATATGCGATCCATCGCGTTGAGCCGTCGCGCCGGTAGATCCACCGATTCGCCGACATCCAGGCGAACAACTTCGAAGGCTGCATCTGCAACTGTTTGGCAGCATCCGTGATGCAGATCGCGCCGCCGGCGGCCGCCAGGCGCTGGATCGCAGCAACTTTCGGGGCCTGCCTCTCGATGACGTGCTGGAGCTGCAGATTCTGCTCGGCCTGGTCGGCCGCCAGCCGAAGGGCCTCGGCATAGGTCTGCGGGACCATGGGCTTGGCGGCCTGCCGGCCTTCCAGCTCCTGCCATCGGTCGATGATCCTCGCCCGCAGCTCGACGCTGTACCCGGACACGACAACCAGGGTGTCACGCTGGGTCAGCAGGTACTCGCGGTAGGTCTGGCCGTTCTGCGGATGCCGGTATGGGGTCTCGTTTCCAGAAACGACACCCTTGGCTACCAGCGCGCGAATGGTCTTTAGCACGTTGTCATGGGTGCTGCCGGTGAGTTCCGCGATCTCGCGGGAAGACATCGTCTGTATGTGCGCCACGTTTACTGGACAAACAGAACGTGGCGCACATTCAGCCGCATTGATTGAAGCGGTTGCTCTGTGCATAATGGAGGTCCTCAGTTTTAACGAATCAGCCGACCTGCACGTCGGCTTTTTTGTGCCTTCGATTTAGGTGTCCGGCGCATCCGTGGTAGCTTTTTGCTTCCACACGAAAAGGCCTCGGAGGCCGGATAAATGAGCAGAGAGTTCTATTACCCGTCGGAATGGGCGCGATGCCTGGATGCTCAAGAAAGCAACCTCGCCACAGGCGTGACGCCCAGATGGGAAAGCGGAAAGAACGGCCAAGCACTTCGCATGGCGCTCGGCTTTTACAAGCTCCGATGTTTTGCCAACCGCCTTCAAGTGAACGGGGGTGCTATCTGGGAGCGGATGAGCTGGAAAGATGCGCTGAGGATCTACTTGCTTAACAAGCATCACTGGCACCTCGATCATCTTCGGAGCATTGATCGGGACGAGGATTTTCTATTTCTGCTTCATGACGACCTAGTTGCGATGAAGCTGAATAAGGAAGAGGCTGATCCTGTCCGTCAGTGGACTGGTCACCATGGCTCTCGAGATGAGTACGAGCAGCACTTCCAGGATGTTGAGTAAGCGCGGCGACACGAGCAACTGACTCTTCCCAATAAGCCGCTTCGGCTCGATGCCAGGCGGCTTTTTCCTCTCTGGAGGTTTCGAGCGGCCAAAGCAGTATTGGAAAATGCCTGCCGTCAAGAACTGCGATACCGGCAAGAATTTCAGCGGCAGCTACTTCTGGCTTGCCAGTGGCACGTGCAGCTATTGCTCGCAGAGCTATTTCACGATCACGACGATTCATTCAAGCCACCTTCACTGATGCTTTCAGGGTTGCCAGCGCCTCTTCGGTGTGGGCAATTTCTTTCAGAACTCGAGCGCGCTCGACCTGGTCGACACGGCCGTCAGCCATCGCGCTATGCGTCTCTACAGTCACCTCAGCGAACTCAAGCGCGGCGCGGGCCAGCGCAACCATGAGCGGCTTGGCCGCCGGCTTCTCGCGAGGCACCAGGTCAAAACCAAACTGGTCGGCCAGTGCGAGCAGCGGGCGCATGTCCTGCGTGTGCAGCAAAATCCCGAACAGGTGCTCAATGGTCAGGTGGTGTGCATCGTTATCGGGGTTGGCGCGCTGCAACAGGCTCACGTGCGGAACCCCCATTTGGCCGGCCAGCACCTTCGCCTCGTTGTCCAGGACTGCGCTCTGGCAAGCCCGCAGGAATTCGTCCATTCGTAAAACCTCGGTTCTGTTTCAGTGGCTGCGTGCCAGCACGCATTGCAAAATGTTTCTCAGGGCGACAGGTCAGGCCGCCCCTCGCCAGAGGGGCTTTGAAGCCGATGGGTACTGCTCCTTGCTGTAGAGGTGGTTAGGCGGCGGTTTTTTTTGGCTGGGCTTGGCTTGGGAACGGGCGCACTTCTTCTGCCTGAAACGACCCATCGGGAAGCTCAGTGACGTAGATGTCACGGCCTACCCGCAAAGCCTTGTTTAGGGCGCCCTGGGTCATGCCAAGAAGCTTTGCTGCCTTGGTCTGGCCTTTGCTGTCGGCAAATTGAGTAAGAGTGATTCGGCTCATGGCCATATCTCCGTTGGCGTTCATATGCACAGATTATCTCCCATGGAGATAATTTGCAACTCCAATGGAGATGGTGAGCTATTGCCATTGGGAATATTCTTGAGAGATGACTAAAGAACGCCGAAAACTGCTGGATTGGGAGCGCGACGAGTGCACTGCCCTGAAGAACGCTCTTGCGAGCTATAACGCCGGCCGCTCAAAAGAAGATCGGCTTACGCAGGATGAGGTTGCCGACAGGGTAGGAATGAGCCAAGGAACTCTTGGCAGTCACCTGAATGGATATCGACCAATCACGCACAAGCTGGCAGTGGCCATGGCGGAATTGCTGAAGGTCCCGGTGCGCTCTTTCAGCGCAAGGCTCGCCGATGACATAGAAAGAATGGCTTCCGCTGCCGGAATAGCCTCGGCTCCCGAACAGCCAGCGGCGTCCGGCGTGGCAGAGCTAGAGAGCACGTATCGCGGCTTCGACCTGGGGGACGACCCGAGCTATGCCGGAGTGACCCAGCTATCCGCGCGGGCAGCCGCCGGCACCGGTGCGGACAACTCGCACGTCGAGATCCGCGGCGTCCTGGCGTTCAAGTCGGACTGGCTACGGGCCAATCGGCTTAACCCGAAGGCCCTCGACGTGATCTACGCCGAGGGCGACAGCATGGACCCGACGATCAACAGTGGCGATGTGCTCCTGATTGACCGGTCCAAGTTCGAGCCTAGGGACGGACAGATCTACGCCCTACAGAGCGAGTCCAACGGCACGATCGTGAAGCGCCTGGTCAAGTCGGAGATCGATGGATGGATCATCCGTAGCGACAACCCAGACAAGAAGCGCTATGGGGATGAGACGCTGCGGGATGGGGAGATAAACGAGGTGCGCATCATCGGACGCGTGATCTGGCGCGGCGGGATGCTGTAGGAGCGCGCATGGCCCTAACCAAACCTAACCAGCAGCTACGCCGCGACCTGAAGGAGGCTGCGGCCATTCTTGATGATGCTGCTCAAGACCTCTTCCGCGAGGCCAAGACCTATGCCGAACCAGAGTTCCTTGCGGCAATGGAGAGGATCGAAAAGCTGCATGGGTGCATAGACAAGCTGGCGGGGTATGCGGATGAGGTAAAGGCGGGAAGGATTGTGCGGAATAAAGCAGAGCTATCGGATATTACGACAACCCTGCCTCATTGAGGGAGATTCCTTTCCACCCAATGAGGCGACAGCTCTATCGACTTGGAAACTGCAATACTGCCGAACTTTTCCTTCCGTCGAATGCCGACTTGCTTTGCTCTTTTTGCCTCAGTCGAATGTCTACAACCTGGTCTTTCTCAATTGCCGAGAAGTAACCAGAAGGTAAGCAGCAGAGCTCCTCAAGATCAACAACCGGGACGCCTAGGACGTCCCTCAAGGTGTCCTTAGAAAGAATCTTGTGTTCAACAAGCATCATGACACTTCTTTTAAGGAGCTTTGGAAGCTCAAACTCAAAATCATCGTCGAGCGGCTCTTTTTTGACCCAGCCTCTGGCTGACCTGGCTTTCCACAGCCGAAGAGCAACGTCAGGGCCAGAGATTTCAAGATCTTGACTTCTCTTTATCATCGCCGCAATGGAAACCTTCCACCTTGACTTTAGAGAAAGAAATGCATCTAAAGTTGGCCATTTTATCTCATGAGAAAAACTTTCAGCCGGCATGAGAAATGCACTAGCAAACCTGTGCGCCTGAGTTTCAAGCAAGTGATAATTTGCCTTATACTGCTCAGTTCCTATTCCTCTATGAAGAACCAGGTGCCCTAATTCGTGAGCAGCATCGAATCTGCTTCTAATTGGACCTGCCTTATCAGATGCCAGCAAGACATACGGCCTGTCGTCTACAGCGGACCACCTAGATACCCCATCCATTTTAACATAGCCAATTTCCGATCTGGCCACTACGACACCAAAGCTTTCAAGAACATGAACCACATCGGAGATAGGCCCCCTGCCCAACCCCCATCTGTCTCGACACTCCTCTGCCAGTTGCTCAATCTCGCAGTCTTGAATCAGTCGAACGTCGCCACCACCATACGATGGGATATTGACATCCGGAAATTCAAGACTTTCCTGAAGTTTATAAGAAACCTCTTCAAGCCACTCAAGCCTAGCTTCAGCGGAGTCTTTCGCTCCTCGACACGTTGAGACTTGCGTTCGAAAAAATCCAGGCCTGGTATCACCCGATCTAACTGGAGGCTCAAGTAGCCACTTTTCTGAAACGCCAAAAGTCTCACAAATCTTCTTGAAACTAGAGGACTCAGGAAAGCTGTCCCCTTTCTCCCACTTCGAGATATTGCTGGTGGAGCAAGACAGAAGCTCGGCAAGCTTGGCTTGAGTCATTCCAGTGGATGCCCGTAGCTGATTAAGGCGCGCCGACTGAAATCCTAAAATACCTGTTCGCATAACCTACTGCCTCTCTTGACCTTACTCTTGACGATCTGCCTCATTCCCCTCATCTTCACGCATGCGCTGACGAAGTTTTGGCCATACCCCATCGAATTCAGGAATAGTAGCTGCCTCGTCGTACCCAGCCATAAAATCACTCATGCTGTGCCAAACATGATAGTGGCTATCACTACTGTAATACGGAACAGCGATCAGTATGTCTAACGGCTTAGACTGGTCCATATGAGGAGAAGGTGCAAAAGGAATAATAACCGCATTTAACGTATCGTCAGCCGAAAGCGGCTCAGAATTCTCACCTAGAAGACTCATTTGCGGCGAGGTAAGAAATTTATTTAGCCTAGAGTTGTTCAGCCTGTACTTCGCCGGCCTGATTCTTTTTTTCCATGGTTTGATGGCCGCAGTGATCTTTATGTTCCCCATCGTCATGAGAGTATAAAACTCACCAGCAGGCTCGGTAGGGGTCACCGCAGAGGACCACATCTTGGATAGACCTGCCAGACCGTCTTGCAGAAAACTATATCGGTCCTGGGCGCGCTTGCGACCTTTGGGTATGTGAACAAGCTCATTAGCGGCCTGATGAGCTTTCTGAAATGCCTGCGGAATGATCATGAGGAGCTCTTCGAAATGCCCTCGCGGCACCTGCTTGCGGATAAAGCTCAAAATCTCATCTTGGGTCTTCATTGACGCTCCGAAATGGTCAATATTCCTAAAGCGGATTTTATAGACTATTTTTTTCTTTTTGGCTAGCCATAACCCCCACCTTCGCAGAGAGCCCGCCTCGGCAGGCTCTTGTTTCTGCCCTCCCCGCACTGAACCCGTAGCACCGCCACTGAGCGGGCTTTTTGTCGCCTCTTCAAAAAAAATATCTCCATTGGAGTTGACATGAATATTTCCATAGGAGATATTTAATTCAGCGAGGCGCTACCCAGCCCCTCCCGAGGCCCTCAAGGCCACCGCTCTTTAAAAACCTGAAATCTTCGCGGATCGATCCCTGGAACTAGGTACAGCGCGAAACACAAATTTCGATCCCCATGCAGGCTCTGGAACCTGCCGTGCTCCCACATGCGAGTACGCGAAACCACACACATAAACCGGCAAAGCATCGAACACGAAATGTGCTAACGCCGGTGAGAGACGACTCGGACCGATGTGTGGTGGAGATAGCCGAAAGGCAGCCCAGGCCACCGTGGCGTGTAACGGAGCCCAGCAATACGGAACATTTCACTTCTGCACCTGGTTGCCCGGGTGCAGCGGGAAATCAAAGGAAACACTGATTTCAAGTGGGAATGTGTGGGGGAAAACGCTTCGGCGGATGGAGTGCCTCTGTAGATGGGACCTCAAACCACATGACCGATAAGTTCGCCCACTGGCCAGGCCGTAAACAATCAAGGCTGGCACCTTTCGATGTAGCCCTTCTCACTAGGGGCTGACGGGAAATCAACCAGGGAGCTCGATATGAAAGCCAGTAGGAAAGCCCCGCAGCTCAAGGGTCTGGGGTTCAAGAGCAGTTTCGTAGTGCATCAGGCCGCCGGCCGGGCCATGACCCTCTCGGCAGTACTGCTCGCCAAGTCTCTTGAGCTGGCGGCCATGCTCACGGGGAAGTGAACGACCATCACCTCTACACCCTGGGAACAGGGTGTAGCGGGATGACAACAGGAGCCCCAAATGGATACCCAAATCGAAAGTGCACTGAGATATGTCAGGAACGCCAACGGCGGCGCAACCCTAGCCAATTTCCTCGAAGACCATGAGCCGATCGGCCAGAAACTGTGGGATGGATTGGTGGCAGGCAACTGGGTTCGTATCGGTCCAGATGGAAAAATCCAAATCTCTCCCAGCCAGGACGCGCTTTCAATAGGCGTCGAGGGTGATCATCTGGTGATCCGGATCGGCGTCGACTGCCTGTGCAATATCACCGAAACAGCCGACACCTGGCCGGCGAGGAACGAAGAAGGCGATCCCTGCAAAATTCTCGATCGCCAGCAGTTCATTCAGGACCTGGTCAACGAACTGGGTCGCGATGACGAACAAGGTGCAACGTCCATCCACCTTGCATTCGACCAGGCCGCCCAGGACGTGCTGGAGAGCGGCAGCGAAAGCGTCGAGCTCCCATACGACTGAAGGTAGGCCAATTCACACCGTCGATGCGGACGAGCACACACCGGATCAAGCCGGCCCCCTGCATCGCCCCCAACTCTCCCGCACGGAGGATTTTCACCAATGCACCAGTAAAGGCGTCACCTCGGGATCGCGGCAAGCCTGAAGGCAGCGACGACAGACCACGACAGGCAGCGGGCACCGGGCCAGAGATGTGACCGCGCATCACCGCGAAAGCGGCGGCCAACTACAGCGCACGAAAAAACTCTAACTCAACACCAACGGGCGGTCGCCAGCAGCGCGCCAGTTGCATGGGACCTATTCCGGTGGCCACTGCCATCCCAGTGAGCGATATCAGGAGCATCCGCCATGAAGAAATAGCCGTTGCAGTGAACCGCCCTGGGCGGCCAAGGCGCACATAGGGAGGTCTGTGTGAGCCACAGAAAAGCCCGGGGCAGCTCGGGCTTTTTTTCGCCTGCTGTTACTCGCCAGCACTCTCCTCCTCTAGCCCACCGGCAAGCAGCGAGGACGCGAGAGTGCTGACGAGTAGCTGCAACCCGACAATGAAGGAATCGACATGAACCAGACCATTCGCCAGAAACAGGCCGTTCTGCAAGTTCTGCGTGACCGCATGACCCTGTCCACCGCCGAGTTGTACCAGAAGATCGGCCTCCCGGCGCCAGCACGGCCACCACGCTTCACAGTCGTACCTATGGGCAAGAACACGTTCGACATCATCGATCGCACCACCGGCACCTCTCGCGGCGCGCGGGCCGGCCACGCCAACGCCTGCAGCTTTGCCAAAGATCTTGAGCACACGGCTGAGCTGTTGAGTTCAGCACGCGCCACCGGCCGGCAGTTCTTGAGCATGGTGCTGCGCTGGACCATCGTTACCGCCTGCGTACTTGCGGTATTCGCGTTCTACGGTGCCCGGCCATGATCGGCGCCCCGATACCAGACCCGCGCCGGGCGCTGGCTGACGATCTCAACCGGCAAATCGACCGGTTCTTCGCCGCCGGCGGAAAGGTTCAGACGATCCCGATCGGCCTCGGCGTCGACAGCCCAATCAACGGCACCGGCGGGCATCACCAGCGCCTGCGCGCCCAACGCGACAAGGATGCTCCGAAGGTGCGCAAGATAGCGGAGGCTGGCCATACCGCCGCAGCCACCGCCAGGCTGCTCAGCATGAACGTGAAACGCGCGCTGCTGATCGCCCAGGAAAACGGCTTCAGGTTCAGCGACTCGTGAGGCGGATCAACAACCAGGTGCGCCAGCGCCGACGACAGACCTGGCTCGACTTGACGGCCAGCGGAATAGAAGAGGTAGGCCATGGCCAAGAATCCAGCCGAACGCAAGCGCGACCAACGCGAACGAGACAAGTTGAGCCAGGCGGAAAAAGAAGCCGCCCTACTGTCACGTCAGATTGTCACGAAGCTTTATCACAACGATGACGCAGCACTGAAGCGGGTCATGGCCAGAACCAGTATCACCGAGGAGCAGGATCTGATTTCCCGCTTCATTCGCGGCGCTGACCGCATGACCGACGAGCAACTGGCGGATCACATTCGCATTGCGTGACACGCCGCCGTGACATGCCAATAACCCACCCGACTCGCTGCATCCGGTAACCGGATGGCGGCGCTCACCCTGGAGATACCCATGACCCAAGCACAGAAGACCGCAGCTGCCGCCGACCTCCCTGCTCGCGGCCAACCACTTGCCGGCGGGAAGTTCGTTACCCGCTACTGGCTCGGCGATCAGGAGCGCGCCCTGGTGCTGCTCGACAACGAGCTGTCCGGCGAATATGGCGAGTACGGCCAGGACATCACTGGTGCCACCTCCTACGTCGACGGCGAAGCGAACACCCGCGCAATGGCCGAAGCTGGCAGCGTGATCGCCAAACAGGCCCTGGAGCTGGATGCATTCATCCCGTCCTGCCTGGAAGGCCAGTTGCTGATGGCGGCCAAGGCCGAAGGTCTGATTGAGCTGCGCGAGGATCGCTGGCACTGGCTGAGCACGCAGTACTCAGCCGACTACGCCTACTTCATGGGCTTCGAAGATGGCTGGCTCCTCACCAGCGTCAAGGACTACGAGCGTCTCGTGCGCCCCGTCCGCAGCCTCATCATTCAGTAATTCACCCCTTCAATGCTTTTCATCGCAGGCGATTCCGGGTTCGTCAGGACGGCGATCAGACCAGAAACGTGCCGGGCAGTGCCGGCCGCCTGCAACCTATTTCCTCAGGAGAATTCCATGCAATCGAATCAACTGGCGACATACACCCATGGGGAACTGATGATCAGTGGCCCGGATGAACAGGTGGTGCTGAAGCTGGCCAGCCTGGCGATCGGCATCACTCCGGCAGCGAATGAAGCTGGCGCCCCTGCTATCGGCCAGCCCTGGCCGGGCGAAGGAGGCGTGAACGGTGGCCTGTTTCCAGGAAACGGCAAGCCCTACTACCTGATCGTGCCAACCGGCGCCGATGCCGAAGCAAAGCACGTGTTTGGCGGCTACGGCGAGGAGCTCGATGGAGCGAACAGTCCTCACGACGGAATGACCAACACCGCAGACCTGGTGGAAACCGATGGCAACTACCCCGCCGCCCAGTTTTGCTCGGCGTTCGAGCGTGATGGCCGCACCGACTTCTACCTGATGTCGCGGCGTGAGGCACAGTTCCTGGAGATCACGGTTCCGGAAGTGTTCAGCAAGGCCTACCACTGGACGAGTACGCAGTACTCAGCCAACGGCGCCTACTACATGGACTTCGGAGATGGCTGGCTCAACCTCCTCGACAAGGTCAACGAGCGTCTCGTGCGCCCCGTCCGCAGAAAGTTTATTTGATCCTTCAATAATTCATTCATGGGCGCGACAGCGCCCTCGCTTTTCAGGGAGGCCAGGATGGCCCTTCATACGGAACTGGAAATCCACAAGGTTGCCGAGGAGTTGCTCGGGCTCTCGCTTGAACTGGTGCGCAACATACCCCCGCGATCTGAAACAGGTGATCGGCGCCAAGATCAGGGATGAGTGCCTGCAGGTCCTCGTACTGGTGGGTCGCGCAAACATGGCAAGGGAAAAGCTGCCGCACCTCAATCTCCTTCTCGAAAGCGTCTGGATGCTCAACTACCTGCTTCGTGCGCTGACCAATAAAGGGATGATCAGCCACGGGCAGCATGCCAGGGCAATGAAGTTGACAGCTTCAGTTGGCCGTCAGGCCAATGCCTGGAAAAAGAACGCAACCGCGCCCGCTGCTTGAGGGTCACGGCCCTCCTGCCTGAGCGCTAAATCTGGTCGTGCCGCTGGCCATTCGGCCACCGCCATGCGCACCAATGGATACCGCCGGTCTAAAGCGTCCGTGTTGGTCCAGCGCAGTTTCCGGGATGAGCAGTCGCCCCGGCGACGT